GAAGCTTTGGCAAAAGGAGCTTTCTCAGCAGCTACAAATGCGGAAGTTGCGAGAGGCAAAGCGGCAGGACTCTATATCGAACAGAAAATAATTAGAACAGGCAAGCTCGAGGACATGTCAATAGAAGAACTTGAGGCAAAAATGAAGCGTATTTACGACGAAAATAAGACGCTGATAGAAGGAGAATATACACTTGGCAAAGAAGAGTAAGTTATACAGCGAACACATACCTGGCCCAAAGAAGAGAACATCTATTGGACAGAGCATAAGATCCAGACCCAAGAACAAACACAAGCGTAGAAGTTTTAAAAAATATAGAGGACAAGGAAAGAGACGATGAAGAAAATAAATCTAGCTAGCCCAACAGAGAAGCAATTAAAAACAGGCTATCTGAATTACAATACAAGAATGGTTGTGCAGATACTGCAGAACTTCTGTAAGAGCCCAGAAGGTGCAGATGCAGGAGTCATGCTGGTACTGCCAGATGGTAGAAATCCTATGCAGAAAGAATTTAACATAAGAGAAATAAAGCTCGTTGAGAACAAATTGATTAATGCAGCTGAGAAATATAGGTGCGTTATTCTTGTTGAATAATTACTGTGAAAGCAGAATCAAAACTTTGGAAAAAAGTTAAAAAAAATACACCTAATATTACATGGACACGCGTTGAATCTTGGGCATCTTTTGGTTTTCCTGATCTAGTTGGATACACTGAAAAACAAGGATTCTTCACAGTCGAGTTGAAAGTAACAAAAAGTAAAAAAGTGTTGTTCTCACCGCACCAGATTGCGTTCCACGTGAAACATCCTACCAAAACCTGGATCCTAGCCGCGACCCTCGATCCCCGGAACGAGAAACTTTGTGAATACTTTCTCGTTCCAGGGTCCGAGGTCCGCGAGCTTGTAGCCTGCGGCCTTGCGAACCGTGTGCCTGTGGCTTGTGATTCGCTTGAGCGCCTGCTCCTTGAGTCCCGCGCCGGGAAACAGAAAGGAACCCCAGCGCGATCCAGGCTACCCCGAACGAGTTCAAATCCTTTGAACGGGTAGCCTGAAACTTTTGTTAGTTAACCTTTTTTAATTCTTTTGTTTTTGGGTCATAGATTGATTCTTTGATACATTCCCCATCAACAATAAATTTAAAGGTCATCGTTCCGTCTTCATTGGTTTCACGTTCAAGACTGTGATCTAAAAACTTAAAAGAATTCTTAGAACTTGTGCCCACGTTCACCGTCGTTGTTGTGTAGTCATTCGCTCCAAACGATTTGCCATATAGCGTTGCATAGTCTGGCGACTTAACCACGTTCCACATTTTATATTGTCTCATTTTTTTTTCCTTTCTATTCTGTTATGAATCAAGTTCTGGCGCCTCAACTGTAAACGTGTAGCCCATAGTTTTAATTTCACTTATTGCGTCACGTGTTAACGTTTTGCATTGTGTCAGAGCTGCAAAGCTTCTTGACAATTTGCAAGCTGGATAAACCAGCTCCTGACCCCAAACGTTTTTAACTTTAACTTTTAATTCCATTTTATTTTTTCCTTTCTATTATTTATCTTAATATCCCATATCCGTGGCCCGCTGTCAAATATTTTTTTCATATTTTTTTATTTTTTTTTCTTGACAGAATCCTTGTGACCTATAGGGCCCACCCTCCCCACGCCTGCGAGCTTGTTGTCTTGCTCGCCTGCGCTCTATCCAGTATTCATGGGCCGTGCCTCGTACTTTCATAACAACATCCCGCCTGTTAATATATCTATTGTGATTATTGTAACGCCTATGGTCATGGCCCATATGTATAAAATAGCTAGGTTCATCTTAATATTAACCTTTCCTCAAATTCTTCTATCTTTTGTAATAAGTTTGCGCTGTCCTCGGCTAGTCCTTCAGGTGTTTCACCAGGATTATTTTTGTTTACCTCTAACCAGTCTTTAATATATTTTACTAATTCTTTATCGCTTCTAGGTTCTTTAAACTTATTCATATTCCCCACCCCCAAAATAAAATTGCTCTTGCGGGGAAATACATCCCCGCAAGTGATAACAACAGAAGTTGAATTTTATCTCCATTCATTTGGTTATTTCCTCTGGTGTATCTTCGTTAGCTTTTTCAAAGACCCACTTATTTGATTCGCCGTGGATCTTGATCCATGAAGCGAGGTCCAAGCGTTCTGCGTCTTCTTGCATTTTTAAAAACCAGTCTCCTGTTTTGCTCATTGGTTCCAACTTTCTTCTTTTAATTCTTCTTCGTGGTCTATGTCGTCTTGAACTGATTGATAATCTCGAGTACCTTCGACACAAACTGTAATTGATGGCTTATCTTTTCCATACATTTCGTGGAAGTGGTACTTGAGACCATCTCTCACACCATGAACGGTGATGCGTGCATCACCATCAAAGTCGGCTAAGAAACCTCGAAGTTGATTAACTGTTGTCATTCTCAACCTCTTTCTTGTTTACATACTTTTGAAGGTTCTTATGCTTATTAAGCATTTTATTAACAGCGATTGTCACTTTTTCTTCTAGTGCCCTGATCTTTTGCTGTTCAATTTCCGCCTCTATTTCTTGTGGCGTTTGTAGTCTTGCTTTAAATTTAGACATATTTTTTGTCCTTTCTATTTGTTATCTTTATTTTTATAAATTATTTTCCCATAAAAATATACAATTATTTTATTTATTTTTAAAAATATTTTGTGGATAATTTACTTTTTTTTCTTGACACAATATCTTGTGGCCCTACGGGCCCACCCACCCCATGTAGTGTGTTGCCTCTTTGCAACGGTGTTGTATTTATGCAACCTAGATCTTGTGCCACGGCTAGGGGTCCCTACCAGATCTTGTGCTTGTGCGTCATTGGGCCCACCCACCCCGGATTCTGTGCGGTAGGGATCCTATATGTGTATGTAGTGTTTGATCTGCAAATAGATCTGTGCTAAATTCATTTTCGATGTTCCAAAACAAAATCGCAAAAATTTTGCGCAAAATTTTTTCAAATGCTAACCCCAGAACAAATATCTAATCTACCCACCGACGCTAAAAAAGAATACTTGCGCACGATGCTGCTTCTTGATGAAAAGAAAAAAGACGAGGCGATCCGTGAAGATTTCTTAACGTTCGTAAAATATATGTGGCCTGATTTTATAGAAGGTGAACACCATAAAATTATGGCAGAAAAATTTAATCGTGTAGCAAACGGTGACATCAAAAGATTAATTATCAACATGGCACCAAGGCATACCAAGTCAGAGTTTGCATCTAACTTTCTACCTGCCTGGATGATAGGCAAGCAACCTAATTTAAAAATTATACAGGCAACAAATAATGCAGAGCTTGCCGTCAGGTTTGGTCGTAAAGCAAAATCTTTGATGGACACAGATGATTACAAAAAAATATTTAACACCAGACTTCGAGAAGACTCAAAAGCTGCAGGTAAATGGGAGACTGACCAAGGCGGCGAATATTATGCTGCTGGTGTCGGCGGTTCAATAACAGGTCGTGGCGCGGATCTACTGATCATTGACGATCCACACTCGGAACAAGACGCGCTGAACATGGCTTCGTATGACAGAGTTTACGAATGGTATACATCAGGACCACGACAACGTTTGCAACCAGGTGGTCGAATCATTGTGGTTATGACAAGATGGTCTGTAGCAGACTTAACAGGTAAATTACAGAGAGCACAAAAAGAACCAAAGGCAGACCAGTGGGAAGTGATAGAGTTTCCTGCCATACTTCCTTCAGGTAAACCGCTTTGGCCCGGATACTGGAAACTAGAAGAGTTAGAAGCGGTGAAAGCATCTGTAGCTATTACCAAATGGAATGCACAATATCAACAGAATCCGACAGCAGAAGAAGGATCTATTATCAAAAGAGAGTGGTGGAAAGTTTGGGAGAAAGATGAGTTGCCACCATTGCATCACGTTATACAATCCTACGATACGGCGTTCATGAAAAAAGAAACATCAGACTACTCTGCAATTACAACCTGGGGCGTGTTTTATCCAAGCGAGGACAGCGGACCGGCGCTTATTCTAGTTGATTCACTGAAAGAACGACTGGAGTTTCCAGAGCTCAGACGCACTGCAAAAGAACAATACGACTATTGGAAACCAGAGTCTGTGATCATAGAGGGCAAAGCATCAGGACTGCCATTGACCTATGAAATGCGTAAACTGGGCATACCGGTTATTAACTTTACACCTAGCCGTGGAAATGATAAACATACTAGAGTAAACTCTGTTGCACCACTTTTTGAAGCGGGGCAAGTCTGGGCGCCAGACACAAAGTTTGCTGAAGAAGTGATTGAGGAATGCGCTGCATTCCCACTGGGTGAACACGATGACTTAGTGGATAGCATGACTCAAGCTGTAATGAGATTTAGACAAGGTGGCTTTGTTGATCACCCAGAAGATTACGAAGATGAACCCGTGTCACTAGAACAGAGGACGTACTATTAATGGCTGTAGAAAAAGATATTAGTTCCATTCCAAAGAGCGATAACATACTTGAACCAGAAGTAGAGTTAGAAATAGAAACATCAAACTTTCAAGAAGGCGGCGCGGTCAATGTCGAGATGACAGATGACGGTGGTGCAGAAATAGATTTTGATCCATCACAAAAACCAATGGAAGGTGGACAACTGCACGAAGCAAACCTAGCAGAGTTTATGGAAGACGATGCACTAAATAATTTAGCATCAGAGTTACAAGAAAGTTATGATGAATATAAAAGTTCAAGATCAGATTGGGAAGATGGATACATCAAAGGACTGGACCTACTGGGTTTTAAATATGAAAACAGATCAGAACCTTTTCAAGGTGCATCTGGTGCAACACATCCAGTTTTAGCAGAAGCGGTCACACAGTTTCAAGCACTAGCGTATAAAGAATTGTTACCAGCTGACGGACCTGTTCGAACACAGATTGTGGGCAAGGTTGATGCCATGCGTGAACAACAATCACAGCGTGTAAAAGAATTCATGAACTATCAGTTAATGATCAACATGAAAGAATACGAACCAGAGTTCGATCAAATGTTATTTAATTTACCACTTGCTGGTTCTACATTTAAAAAAGTTTATTTTGATTCCGTGTTGGGTCGAAGTGTTTCTAAGTTTGTGCCGGCAGAAGATTTGGTTGTGCCATACAGTGCAACATCACTAGAGGATGCAGAGGCCATCATTCATGTAATTAAAATGTCAGGCAACGATTTGCGTAAGCAACAAATATCTGGCTTCTATAAAGACACTGACATTGGTGAACCAACCTATGAAACAAGTGAGGTTAAAGATAAAAAAGATAAAATTGAAGGCGTGTCGCGAAGTGTATCCGC